TACCATTAACTTCTAATTTATAACTAGGTGAAGTTGTTCCGATTCCTACGTTTCCTGAACTGTCAATACGCATTCTTTCTGTTCCTGAGCCTTCTGAACCCCCAACATCAAATATTAAATTAGTTGCATTGGCAGACCAAGTATGTTGTATATGACTTCCAGATGCGTCACCGTAAAATAATAATCGAGGATTATTTGTTCCATCACTTACTTTAAACATTGATATAACACCATTACTTGTCCTTTCGACTTGTAATGGATATGATGGGCCAGTAGTCCCGATTCCTGTATTTCCTTGTCCTGTAATAGTAAATGCCCTACCAGAATTTACATCAACCGCCATAGCTCCAGCTGTACTCATATTTGAAGTGTGTGCTGAACTATCAACCATCAATGCATAATTATTATTACTCATTGAAGTTGCGGTATTAACAAATTTAGCAACATAGTTTGCATTGTGTGAAACTACCAGCTGCCCAGTAATATCTGTATCTCCAGCCACATCAAGTGTATTCCCTGGCGAAGTTGTCCCGATTCCTACTTGCTGAGAATTATCTATCGTTAATGCTTGAGTTAATGTTGTATTATTACCTGTTGCAATATAAAAACCTAAAGCTCCACCACTTCCTGCATCATATACACCTAAACTTGCAGCAGTATTGCTACCCTCACTCCAACTTATACCACCGCCATAATAATTTGTTGTTGTTGGTGGATTTAGTGTAATAACGTGCTCACTTGGTGCGTCTGGTAAAGTTGATTGGTTAATTGCTAATGTATTTGTTAAAAGTCCACTTGTTGTTATTCCACCTGTTACACTAATACCACCAGTTGTAGTTGCAAGTTTTTCATTTCCATAATGCTTTAATTTAACAGCACCACTACCACCATCTAAGACAATGTATTCTGCTAACCCACCGCTACTATCATCATTTCTAAATATTACGTTTCCATTATCAGGGTTTTGGTCGATATATAAAACACCTGTATTATTTGATATATAGCTATTACTACCGTCGTGGTATATTTGTAGGTCTGAACCAGCACCAAATATAGCTTTACTTGAATCTGTAAAAGTAATATCATCATTTGCACTTACTGCTATATCCGTACCTCCTGTAGTGTTTCCACCTGCTAAAATTTCTGCTAATGTATCGTGTCCCCCTATTGCTGTATCAACGTAAGCAGTTGTAGCAACTTTAGTAGAATTATCTCCATCACTTTGTGTAGTAGCTATTGCACCATCCGCTAATGTTACAACACCACTTGTAGCTGATATAGTGTTTCCATCTATATTTATGTTATCAACTTGTAGATCACCTGTTACAAGTACATTTCCTGTTACATCTAACTCCTTGCCTGATGCTGCTGCACCACCAATACCAACACCTGCTGTAGATAAATATAGAATACTATTATTACCTGAGCCATCAGTTATTTGTTGAGCAGTTGAACTTAAAACAGTACTAGCACTTGTTTTTAAGAGACCTACATACGTTACCGATATTTGTGTGTTTGTTAATGCTGCCATTACTCTTTAAATATGTAATTAATTTGTCAATATTTTTCTTTTTAACTTTATATGCTTTCATAAAACCCATCCATTAAATAAAGCATCTTTATCAGGGTGTATGTCGTCATTTGTGTTACTCGTATATTCAGGGAATAGATTTTGATTAAAGCTCATATAATCTATAAATCTCCTTGTATAATATTCAGCTATATCTCTATGCTTTTCAATTAAATAATCTACCTCCTCTTTACTCACAGATTCACTATTCTCGCTTGTATGCTTAAACAAGCCACCATTTTTAAGTGAATATGCAGCAAAAGGTAAATAATCAACCATTGCAAAGTGTATAAGCATAGGCTGTATGTATGTGTTTACTAATGTCAAGTAGTTGCCTGTTAAACTTGCACCACCTGTTCCAAGTATATCTGTACTTATTTTATTATATAGGTCTGTGCCTAAATAATTTCTTATGTGTATTTCCTGCGCTATTTTCACAAATCCAATAAACTTGTCCACGTCCACCGATCCGTCAATAATTGAGTTCCTCTTTAAATCTATTGGTTTTATGAATAATGCTGTTGCCATCTTTTAACTTTTTTTCCAGTAATTATTTCTTCTCGATGCTATTTGTGAGACCTCAGGTGGGTTTTTTTCAAATCTTGCATCCTTTTTTTCGTTTCTTGGTAATGCACTTATAATACTTCTTGCTCTACCTACTGATATTTTTCTGTTACCTTTTTTCAAATATATTTGTCTCATCCAATAATGTGAGCAATTTACGCCTCCTTTGTATAACCAAATATTGTAAGTACTTGAGCCTTTTGGTGCAAGTTCACTATTTGCTGTACTTTGTTTATTTAAATCTTCCATTCGATAAACTCTATTTGCAGCTAACATTTTTTTACAAAATTCTCTTGATTCTCCTTTTGTTGATCTACCTGCTGTATATTTATATCTTATTCTAAATAAACTAGTATCTTGTTTGTCTTTTTTTCTTGAATCGCCACTTACAACACTTGCAAATTCAAAATAATTTTTTATTTCACTCTCATCGTCAAAAGCAGGTGTTTCATTTAGTAATTGCCATTCGTCATCCATAATTTCACCTTTTGATATGATTTCATCTGCTATTTTATCCATTTCATCAGAACTTAAATTTAAATGGTTATGATTACAAGAGTCGTCACTTAATTTTACACCTGTTTCCTCCTCCTTAGTTTCTTCATCCTCTACATTTTCTAAGTCTGTAAATTCTAAAGGCTGTAAAGTTTTAAAGTATAGTTTTAAAGATATTTTATTATAAGCTAATATTTGGTCAAAAGCATCTATTAATAAATGTTGGAAAGGTCTAATCACAGTATTGTCTAAAAGTGTTGATGCAGTTTTTAATTCATCTGCATTATTACCTAAACCTGTTTGATCTTTAATACCAATAAGCATAGGACTTACAATTCTGTGCGATACCATAATTTTTCTCGTGCTTTCTTCACTTAAGAATTGATATTGTTGGTGTGCATCAGATAATTGTACAGGCTCTATGTTTGCTGCTGTTTCTGCATTGTCATTAAAGGCTAAAATAAATTTACCACTATTTGACGTGCCTGAGAACTTTTGGTATATTCTTTGCTCTATAAGCTCCCTTTCTTCTTCGTTAGGTACTCCATTGTTAAAGTTAATTAGCATACTTGGAGACATACCATTCATTATATTATTCAGATGAAAGTTTCCTATCTCCTCCTCTAGCTCTGAATATTGCAAACCACCTTGATAATCTACAGGACTATAATAATGAAATCCTGCTCTATAAGGCCTTACATATAATATCTCTATTGCCTCTTTACTTGTACCAAAAGCAGGTATTCTTTTTGCCTTACTTGTTGGTTTATATTTTGACCAGTCAGAAAAATAATAATAAGCCTCTATATCTCCATCATCATTACACTTCTCAGCTCTTAGTGTTTCCACAGGGAAGTGTTCTATTTGTGCTATTGTATTTCTATCCTTAGAATAAATTACTTGCATTGCACATTGACCCATAAGTTTTAAGTCATAACAAAGTTTTCTTGTGCAGTCTGCATTGAATAAAGAAATCATCTTTGCATACTCATCAGGTTTTTGATTTGAATTTGTAGCATCTAACCCTCTACCATATATCATAGCAGATATTGCATTTATGATTGCATTGTTAGTAGGACTACCATTGTACCTGTCTATTAGGTATTTAAAATAATTATTATCCTCTCCATAAGCTACCCACTCTTTATTTTTGTATTCTACAACTTTAGGTGTTGTATAACTACTTAAATTTATAAATCTTAAATCGTTCATACTATTATATAATCGTTATCGTGCGATCCTGCTGTTTCATCAAAAGTATATTCTCCACTATTAATATCATAGTAATTATTGTTTGCTTGATTAATAGTTTGGTCTGTGCAAAATATTTTGTCTTTGTAAACAACACTTGACCCACTTAGTAAAGTTAAGTCATAATATCTACCCTCTTTTAAAACAGGGCTTATAGTTGCTGAAACTCTTTTGTGATTTGTAACATCACTCGCACTAACACTTGCACTAAATACTTCTTCGTTCTTACTTGTATCTCTTAATTTCATTGTATATGTAGATGCAAATGTTCTTGGTATTACATCAAACGTCTGAGCAGAGCTACTCGTAGTCAATATCTTCATACTTATATATCGAAATAATAATGCTATTTTGTATAGATATAAAAAAAAAGGAGGCATATAGCCTCCCTTAATTTATAAACCATAACTCTTTATGCGTTAGGATCAATAGGTGAACTCGCATCATCTGATGGTGCTGCTGCACAGAAGAATGGTGGGTTAGTTTCTTGTGCAGATAATACTAATGTAAATCCTGACAAGTCCGCCATTGCTGCTCCTGAGACTATAGTCCCCCCGCTTACCTCGCATCCGTGTTCTTTACCTAATAAGAAAGCATTACCGTTATAATCAACAACTACAACTTGTGGCCTACCGTGAGCAAGTAATTTAATTTGCTCTTGTGTAGCCTTATCTAAAAATTGTAATGTTAAATTAAGTGTACTTTCGTAAAAAGTTGTTCCATTTTCTCTTGAAGAGTTTATGGCTGTTTCTAAAGATGAATTACCTTTTAAATCATATCTGTAAAAATCTACAGAGCCATCAAGAGTAACAGAGCCATCTCCAGCTATTGCTAAATCTCTTGTTGTGTTGCTGTAGTTAGAAAAGAAAATATATCTTAATCCACCTACACCTGATTTACAAGCTAAACTTCTTCCATTTGTTATATTACAAGCCATATTTTTATTTTTTTAAAAAAAAGGTAAGTAGGCTCATACCCACCTACCCTTTTTATGTTAAACATTATTACGAGTATAATACAATGTCAGAGCCTATTCCGTGTTGTACTCCTGCACTTCCTCTTAATACTACTCTTACATTTTGACTTCCGTCAATGTCAGCCATATCAATTAACTTAACTTCTTGCCAGTCGTTTAATAGACCTGTTCCAAAGAATAAGTTTGATGCTTCAGCAGCTACCATTGTATCAGCCGCTAGGCCTGGAGCTGTGAATAATGGAACACCTTGAAAGTTCATTTCAGTTTGTCCAACGTGATACAATTCTCTATATCCTAAAGCTGCTTGAGCTTGAATGTAGAATTTTGCTGCACTTGTTGGTAGGTAAATCTTAACATCTTCTTTTGAATATACTGCACTTGGAATAGCATCAACTACTTTTCCTAATTCTGCAATAATGTTTGAAGCTGATAATGTAGTACCTGAAACATCTACAACGTCTCCGTCAGCAAGTAATAACGTCTTAAATCCGTCAAACTCTCCTGCTGTAGCAGTTGCTCCGTTCCAAATGTTTTGCTCAATTTTCTGTGCTACTTTAGCTGCAACTTGTGCAATTAAAAAGTCAGAAAATGATTTGGGTAGATTGTCGTACTGACTGAAGCCCATTTCTTGAGCATTCCAATCTTGTCTGAAATCTTTTTTACATAGTTGTAAATTCACTTGGAATTCCTCAGGTTGTAGGATTCTCTCAGTCAATGTTACATTTGAAGTAGGGTCAAAGTCGCAAGAAGCATCTTTTAAGATACTGTCTAAAGCTAATTTTTTGATTACTTCTTTATATTTAATATTGGGTTTAATTGTAACCCCGCCTTGTGATAATGTTACACCACTTAATAAAGCTGCTGCTATATATTCACCAGCAAACTCACCTGCATAAGTAGTAGTTATCGAAGTTGTAGTCGCCATATCTTTATATTTATTTATTTAATTAATTATTAACTTGGATCAGTAGCTGTAATTGACCCTGCTGAGTTTCCGATTCCCCAAACATACCATTTGTTACCATCAGACCAAATATCAATAAAGTCTCCTACTGATTCTGCTGATGCTACAAAGTTAATTTGGTCCTCTCCTGAAGCTGCAACACTTGCTCCATTAACTACTAAAATACCATCTATATTGTCTCCCTCTGCACTATCAATAATGTAGTTTGATGTATCAAAAGCATTTGCTACAACAAATCTAAAATGTAGTCCTGATTCAACTGACGGTAATGTTACCGTTACACCTGCACTTGCTGCAAGTTCGTACCATTTTCCACTATCTGCCGCAGTCAATGTAACTGCTGCTGATACCGAATCAACATCGTTTTTAATTCTTACGACATCGTTATTTATATGCGTTAATACTGCCATAATTTTATATTTATTTATTTATTACTTATAGTTTCCATTACTCTATCAAGAGTAGATTTTTTCCTGTTTTGAGCAAACTTAACTTTTAAGTTGCTTTTCTTTTCTTCAGGGTTGTGCTTTAAAGGCTCTGCAGCAGGTTGAGATAATTCTTGTTTTAGAATTTCTTTTTCCTCTGCTTCGCTATTTAAAACTTCTGTAACTGCCAAAGATACTTCCTCTTGAATCTGTGATGACATTTCCTCTTTATCTTTTGGCATCATTTTTTCAACCATATCTTTAAGTTCGTCCATTTCTTTTCTGAACTCCTCTCTTGTTACATATCTCATTTCTTCTTTGTCGTCCTCTTTTTCTTCATCCTCTTTTTCTTCCTCCTCTTGAGCTTTAATTTCTTTAATCACTCCCTCTTCTTCGACAACTAATAAACGAGAATCTTCAAGTTCGTACTCTCCGACAGGTAGAGCAACATTTTCGTCCTCAGTTTTAATAAAGACCTCTTTGCCTGATTCAAAAGCATCTGCTTCTAAAACAGTTCCGTTCTCTAATTTGAGTTCAGCTAATTGAATATCAGATAGCTCAACACCTAAGAGATTTTTTACTTGTTTTATCATTTCTGTAGCTTTCATAATTATATATCGCTTTTTTAAATTAATTTTGCATTTTTAACTGCTTCTTGTTATTTGACCTATGCCTTGTGCGTGTAGTTCTCCTGTACAACACTCAATTTTGTAAGTCAATTCGTCTTTACATAAACAAGCTCGTCTCCCTCCTATTGGACTTGTATAACTTGGTATGTAATCTTTTTTTTTCATTTTTAGTTATCGGTTTTGTCGCTCATGCGACATAAACCTTATTTGTTACTTTTAGGATGTCCTTTTGGTAACAGATCAAAGTCTCCTGTGTACTTAGGATTTTGTGGCCTACCATTTCTTACTAAATACATATAAGCATTTACTCGTGCCTGAGCCCAAGCTGTAGGAGATTTTATTCGAGGACTATGAGATACATTGAACGCACCTAAGCCTCTTTGAAATACTGCTTTTAATTGTCCTACTGTTACACCATATCCTAATTTATCTTTATATCTTTTATTAAAGTCATCTGCTTTTTTTTGTAAAGAAGCTAAATCTTTTTGTGAGACCTTTGCTCCCCTGCTTGTTGAAGCATCTCCTTTAGCTGTTCCTTTACCTTTTGGATTTGGATTAGGTGTACCTGACTTTGGTGCTTTTTTACTTGGTCTTATACCTCCTCTTGGCCCTATCTTTGCGTAGTCATCTCTTTTAACGCATTTGTGTTTTTGATAATCTTTTTTATATCCTTTTGGACATTTGTATTTTTTGAACTCCTCCTCACTTAATGCGTGTTTTTCACAAGGCATATACCAAATCTGATCCTCAAAATCGTGTTCGTGTATTGAATCACATCCTATATCCTTTGCTATCTTTTCAGCCATTGCTTTATCAGCATAAGCTAATCTATCCATAATTATTGCAAAGTCATCATCAACTTTTTTTGATGCTAATTCTATTTCTCCAAGTTCTTTTAATTTAGATTTACTCCATCTTAGACCTGCTTTACCTCCCCATAAATAATAGCTTATTGTTCCACAAGCCTGATTATCACTTGGTTTAAAATATTCCTCAGCTCGTGATAAGTATGAGTACATTCTTTTAATTGTCTCTTTGCTTATAGGTTTACCTTGTGCTAATTGTTGGGCTCTAATTTTACCAACATCTGTAGCACATTTATTGTTTACTTTTTTATTTAAGTCAATACCTTTTTTAGCATTATTCTTGACACCACTTGGATAATCAGAATATGATTCCATAATCATTTTTTTTCCTGCCTTATATCTTTTATCATTTCTAATTATACCCCTTACTGCTGATAATAATTCCTCTGCCTCTGCCTCCTCTATTTTTGCTAAATCTTTAATGGTAGGGTCTTTTGGTCTTTCTGCTCTATCAGCGAAATAGCCCTCAATACTAAATCCTTTGACTTTTCCTGTTTTCACAAACTCTTGCCATACTTGTTCATTATTTACTTTTACTGCACCTACCCAAGTACCTACAGGATATTCAAGATTATATAAAGCTGTCTTGTCTTTTTTAGAATCCTCTACTATCCAAGATTCTACAAGTGATAAACCTTTTAATGAGTGTTTATGTTCAAGTGTAGAATTATTTTGGTTTCCTTTCTGTAAATAAATTTGGGAGGCCTTTCGTACTGTATCTCGTGAGAAGTATATATAATATTCATCTTCACCACTTTTTCTGTAGATAGGTTTGTTAGGTACAAGTAAAGCTCCCAATAAAATTCTTTTCTCTTTATCTACCTCTGCTAATTGTAATTGTTGTTCACCTTTAAGTGCTATGAAGTCCTCCTCTATTGCAGGATTCTCAACAATACTAATTGCTTCTATGCCAGTTAAATCTTCGTTATCGTCTAAAATTAATTCAACTATCTTCATAATAATATATCGTTTTTAATTAATTA